GTAGCGGCTTTGCCAATTTGCTCTTAATTGTTCTGCCTGATCTGCATTTAGCTTGCCTGCGCGCATTCACCGTCAATCTGAAAATTTTTAGACCAGCCTAAAAAATGAAAGGAGGAGACCGAAAAAGTAAATCAGCTCAGGAGCTAAAAGCGTCCGGCACATACCGCCCTGATCGGCACGACAGCCGGGTTGAAAACCTGGTGGAGCCGCTGGATAAAATACCGCCTTGCCCGGCGTATTACGACAAGCGCCACAAGGACAAATGGAATGAGGTTTGCGGCTACCTGAAGGACTTTGGAATACTTGCAAAACAGGATTTGTCGGCCATTCGGCAGTACGTGGAAACAGAGTTGATGCTTTTCGATTCACTGAAGGAGCTAAGGGAGCAAGGGTTCACGGTCACGGTTGAAATCAAAGGCGCACTTGTCACCAAAGTAAACCCGCTGTTAAAAGTCTACACAGACTGCGACAAAACCATAAAGCCCCTCCGGGAGCAATTCGGCTTCACGCCAAAGGCGCGGCAATCCATGCACACCAAGCCCGCCGAAAAGAAAAAGACCGATCCAATTTTGGCGCTACTCACCCCTTCAAAAGTTAAGACAGGTTAGTGTTAGAAGGCTACCACCAATACATCACCGACGTGACAACCGGCAAAGCCGTTGTTTGCAAGTATGTCCGGCAGGCCGTAGAAAGGCAGCTGAACGACTTGAAACGACAGCGCACGCCGGACTTTCCGTACTACTTCGACGAGGAAGAGGCAAGCCGATGGATTGGGTTTATCCGCTGCCTTCGGCACACGTCCGGCGAATGGAAGGGCAAGCATTTTTTAGTTCAGGATTTCCAGGAATTCAGGTGGGCTTGTATATTCGGTTGGCGCCGCGTTGACGGCAAAGGCAGGCGCTTTAGGCGGGCATTTGTCGAAGTGGCAAGGAAGCAGGGCAAGACAGAGGAAGCCGCCGCAATCGCTTTAGGCGGCATGATTATCGACGGCGAACAGACAGCGCAAATATTCAGCGCGGCAACAACCAGACAGCAGGCGCAAATTGTGTACAGCGCGGCAAAAATGATGGCTCGCGAACTAAGAAAGGACAGCGAGTACATGGAAAAGGCGCTGAAGCTACTTGCGCACCGGATCATGTTTGAAGACACGGATTCATTCATGCAAGCGCTGAGCGCTGACGCGTGGACGCTCGACGGTCTTTCACCCCACATTGCAATCATCGACGAATTTCACGCGCACCCGAATAACGAGGTTTTAAAGGTTATCGAAACCGGCATGGGTGCCAGGCGCTCACCACTAACCTACATTATCACAACGTCCGGGTTTAATTTTCAAAGCCCTTGGTATCATGTTCGGCAAAATGCTATTGATCTGCTGAATGGAACGAAGGTAGACGAAACCTTTTTTGGGGTTATTTACACGCTTGATGAGGGTGATGACTGGAATGATAAAAGCACATGGATAAAAGCAAACCCGCAGATCGGGGTTACCCCTACATGGGAGTTTATGGATAGTGAGTACACGAAGGCGGTAAACGAGGGCGGGCGAAGTGAGGTAGAGTTCAAAACTAAAAACCTGAATGTGCCGGTAGGGGTTAGTGAGGTATGGATTCAGGACGAACTCTGGCAGGCTTGCCCGTCTGAATATGACGTTGAAAAGCTAAAAGGCCGCATGTGTTACATGGGTATTGACTTTGCCAGCGTGTCGGATTTTACGGCTTTAGTATTGTATTTCCCCCCTGAAAATGAAGATGAGGCAGGTGTTTTGCTGCCTTTTTTCTGGATTCCTGGCGACATAATGAATATGCAAAGCCGCGATTTGCCCGACCTGCTAAGATGGTCTAAGCCGGTTGCGCCCGGAGAATTTGCCGTGCCTGGGGCCGTTATGGTAACCCCCGGTAATTATACTGATTACGATTATTTGACGGAAGAAGTACGGCATTTATTCACCGTTTACGATGTTCGTGCGATAGGCTACGACCCCCAAAACGCATGGCAGACAATAGGAAAGCTTGAGCAGGACGGCTACCCGATGGATGTGTTTCGACAACACCCCGCTTCAATGTCGCCCTCTGCTAAGGAGTTTGAGCGCCTTGTTAGGATGCAAACGATAAACCACCTTGGAAACCCTGTCCTTCGCTGGATGTTATCGAACTGCGTTCCGTACTACGACAATAATAAAAACCTGAAGGTCACCAAAATGAAAGAAAGTCGTGGTGTTAAGATCGACGGCATTATAGCGTCGATTATTGCGATTGGCGAACACCTGAAAAACCCGCAGGCTGATGTTTACTCTAAATCCGGCATATTCTACGTATGACAACAGGCCGCCCGCATGGCAAAGCGCATCCGATGCCAATGCTTGAATTTTGGCGCTTGTTCCTGGAGCAATTGCCACTTCAACCGACGGTGCGGGATGCCTACGAAGCGGCTGAAATCATCGTTTTTGGGCGCTATGAGCGGAGAAGGTTTGGCAGTTATCAGAGTTTCAAGAATCAAAGAAGGCGATTCTACAAAGTTTTAGTGGTTTCCAAAAAGACAAAGTAACTTTTTTGCGCGGATTCGGCAATATAATTGCAGAATTTTGCACAAACATTGCGCCCTGTGTCGATTTGGTCAAACATCCGGTCGCTGTTTATTGTAGATGAACAGCGCTCAAGCCTTCAGAATCCGTCCGAATGGATGTACTCATGGCTTGGCCCTAAGACTAAATCGGGCGTTACCATCAACCAGGAAACCGCCCTTGCGCACGCAGGCGTTTACGCATGTGCTAAAATCCTTGCCGAATCTGTTGCATCCTTGCCGGTTGGACTGTTTTTAAAGCAGTCCGACACGATAACGGAGCTAACCAACGACACCCGGCATAAGCTCATTGGCTACGAACCAAGCGAGCTTTACACTTCCTTCGATTTCAGGTCTACCGCCATGCTGCACCTCGCATTGCATGGCAACTTCTATGCTTATATCAACCGTGACGGCAATCGCCGCCCTACGGAATTGGTGATCCTTAACCCGCACCACGTTACCCCGGAGTTTGACCCGGAAAATAACCTTTGGTATAGGGTTTCAAATCAAAAAACGCCTGTTCGCCCCCGTGATATGATTCACGTTAAAGGGCTTTCTTCAGATGGGATTATTGGCAAATCGCCAATTGCTATTTTCCGGGAAAACATTGGCTTAGGAATAGCCACCACTAACACACAGGCTTCGCTATGGAAAAACAGTACCCTGATGTCGGGGTATTTGAAGCACCCAGGCAAGCTAAATGCAGATCAGGCAGAACAATTAAGAGCAAATTGGCAAAGCCGCTACTCAGGGCAAGACAACGCAGGTAAAACGCCGGTTTTAGAAAGCGGCCTTGAGTTCGTGCCGCTTACCCTGAAGCCGCAGGACGCCATGTTTATCGAAACGGCAAAGCTGTCTTTGCATGATGTCTGCCGTATTTACCGCGTACCGCCGCACATGGTCGGCGATTTGGAGCGATCTACTAACAACAACATAGAACACCAAAGCCTTGAGTTCGTGCGCGACACGTTGCGCCCGTGGCTAAAGAACTGGGAACACGAACTAAACAGGAAGTTGCTTTTTGAAGGCGAAAAACACAAAATGTTTTTTCACTTCAATGTAGATGCCTTGTTACGTGGTGACACCAAGTCGCGCGGCGAATACTTCACCCGCGCTTTGGGTAGCGTGTCGAATCCTGGATGGATGACACAAAACGAAGTCCGTGCGCTGGAAAACATGAATCCGGTGGCTGATGGTGATACGATCTACGACCCAACATTGAACAAAACCGGGGCCGATGCCGCCGGACAAAATACGCAAGATGGAACAACGGAAACAGGAGACCAAGGAGAGCCAGGCGCAGCCGGGAATTGAGCGCCGGTTTTTCAAGTCTGCCTTTGAAATAAGGCAAGAGGAAGGCAAAACGCCTGCCCTTCGCGGCTATGCGCTGCGATTTGGCAGCACTTATGATATGGGTTGGTACACTGAATCCGTAGACCGTGACGCGCTTTCAAAGGCCGATATGTCTGACGTTCGGATTTTGCTAAACCATGATCCTAACTTGATTTTAGGCCGCACAACAGCCGGAACGGCGCGTGTTGGCGTGGATGATGTAGGAATGTGGTACGAAGTAGACCTACCAGGCAGCCCGAATGGCGAAAATGCCAGGGTGGCGGTTGAGCGCGGCGACATTGACCAAAGTTCGTGGGGTTTCCGCTTCCGTACCGACAGCACAGGTCGCCGGATTGGCGACAAGTGGGATATGCGGAACGGCAAAGAACACCGAACAATCACCGATGTAGCCACCGTTTTCGATGCGTCGCCGGTGACATTCCCGGCAAACCCTGACACGTCGGTAGCAAAGCGATCCTTTGAAGATTGGAGCGAAGAAACGAAACCCGTAGACATGACGGACACCTATAAAAAACTAAGCCGCGCACTTGAACTAAAGGCGGCTATCTACCAACAAAAACAATAAACAATGGTAACTGGAATCCAACAGATTTACGACCAGCGTGCGCGGCTGGTTCAGCAAATGCAGGAAATCCCCGCAAATGCTGCCAAAGAGGCCCGCGCAATGACGCAGGAAGAAACCGAAAAGTGGGGCAAGATTGAGGCCGACGAACGCGCTTTAACGGCAACTATTGAAGCCCATGAAAAAACCGAAAAGCTGGTGGCTGAGCGTGCTGGTAAAGCGTTTGAGGCAACCGCTACGCAAGCGCCTACATGGACAAGCGACAACACGGCAAGCCGCGACAGCGGCAAAGACAAAGCCTACCGTAGCGCTTACGAAAACTACCTCCGGCACGGCGTTTCAAATTTGAGCGCTGAAGAAAAACGGTTGATGTCTGAAAAACGCGGAACTTCCACGCAGGTGGTCGGAACTGACAATCTGGGCGGCTACCTGGTTCCTGATGAATGGCAGCCAGAAATTGAGCGCTCAATGAAAGACTTTTCCGGGATCCTTCAGGCAGCCCGGATTATTCGCACAACTACCGGCAGAACCTTGTACTGGCCGACGTACGATGACACGTCTACCCTGTCTGTAAAAACGGCAGAGGCGGCAACCATCACCACCCAGGACTTGACCGTAGGTGTTAAACAGCTTGACGCGTACAAATACGGCAGCCGTATGCTTGTATCCAGCGAGCTATTGCAAGACAACGCATACCGGATTGAAACCGAAATGCCAATGGTATTCGGCGAGCGCCACGGGCGCACGGCAAATAACGTCCTTACGCTTGGTGACGGCTCCGGCGATCCTAACGGCGTGGTAACAGCAACAAGCGCAGGCAAAACAGCTCAGTCTGCTACGGCAATCACATTCCTGGAGGTTCTTGACCTGAAACACAGCATTGACCCTGCATACCGCCGTTCTGCGTCGTTTGGCTTTATGTTTAACGACGTTGTGCTGCTTTACCTGAAAAAATTGGTTGACAGCGAAAACCGGCCACTTTGGACACCTTCGTATCGCGAAGGGCAACCAGACACCATCGACGGAACGCGTTACTGGATTAACCAGGACATGGATAGCTCGATCAACGCAAGTTCAAAGCTGATCCTGTGCGGCGACTTTAGCCGGTACATCGTTCGCATGGTCAACGATATGTCTATCGTTCGCCTGAACGAGCTTTACGCAGCCGATGACCTGGTGGGCTTCCATTCTTGGATGCGCTTGGACGGCGAACTACTGAACACCGGGGCTATCAAGCACCTTATCACAGCTGCTTCCTAATGGAAACACTGAAAGTTAGAATCCTTGACAGCCTTGTTGGTAACGACCCGGACAACGGGCCGTCATTCAGCTACGGCAAAGGATTTGAAGGCCATATTCCAGCAGATCGTGCGCGTTCGCTTGTAAAAGCCGGACATGCCGAACTGCTGGAATCTCCGGCTGAAGTCACAGTTGAAACGCGGCCATTGATGCCGAAATACGAAAAACGTAAGAAGTGACCAACGACGCCCAACAGTTAGATTTGTCACCGCCCTACGTGGCAATGACCTGGTACAAAGGCCGCACAGTGCCTTTTACCGTGACGGCACGTGACACGGCAGGAACGGCGATAAATCTAACGTCGGCGACGGCGGTTATGATCGTGAAGGACATGGCTGGCAATGCTGCTTTAACCCTTCAGACGGGCGGTAGCGGCATTGTAGTTTCTAACGGCGCGGGTGGTGTGTTGACCATATCGCCCGAAGCGGTTGGAACCGGCTCTTTGTCGCTCGACAAGACGTACAGCATGGATTTAGAGGTGACGTTGTCAGGTGGAACGGTTTATCCGTTTTTCAGTGGCAAAATAACCGTAGAAGAAAACGTAAACCCGTAATGAAGGCCCACAATGTCAGATATTCAAGTAACGCTTGCCTCATCCAATGTCACGGTGCAGTTTCCCGTGAGCATCGAAGGTGTAGGTGTACCTGAAGGCGGCACGCCCGGGCAAGTTCTAACCAAATCAAGCGGCACTGATTACGCGACATACTGGAGCGATCCAGCGAGTGTAAGCCTTTCTTACTTCATCCCGGCAGGTCAAAACCTAAGTAGCGGCAGGGCCGTAGTGATTGACGGCGGCGCGGCCTATTACTTCCAACCATCAAACACGGCACACGCCGGACGGATGGCCGGGGTAACAAGAACAAGCGCAACGACCGGGAATGATGTTGAAGTCAGGTCTACCGGGGTAATTGAGGACGCTTCACTTTCTTTTGACCCAAACGTGACACTTTGGGTGGACACAGACGGCGAGATAACCGATACCCAGGAAAGCGGTTGGTTGGTACTTCAGAAAGCGGGAATTTCATTTGAAAACGACAAAATGGCGCTGGACTTCAGCGTATCAATTTTAAAATAATATGGCAGAGGTTAAACCACTAAAGGCCGGTGCGACCGGCTTAGAACAGCTTACAAGCTCCGACACAATCCCGGTAGCTAACGTCCCGTCGATTACAGCGGCAAAGGTGTCTGACTTCGATGAAGCGGCACAGGATGCCGTAGGTGGCATTTTTGTCGATTCGGCAACGATTGACTTTACCTATACCGACGGCACGCCGTCGATTACGGCAAGCGTTATTGCTGGAAGTATCGGGCCTACCCAACTTGAGGCAACGTCGGTAACTGCTGGCTCTTACACCACGGCTAATATCACCGTTGATGCTGATGGCCGTATTACGGCGGCTTCAAACGGTGGCACAACCGGCGAAACGTACACAGCGGGCGAAGCCTTGACGGCTGGCAACTTGTGTTACATCACGTCCTCCGGAACCATCATGAAAGCCGACGCAAACGACAGCTCAAAACTCGCTCAGGGGTTTGTTTTGGGCAGCATTTCAAACGGCGCGTCTGGCACTTTCTACCGTGGTCACGGCAAGATTACCGGACTGTCAGGACTTACGGCAGGTAGCCGCTATTTCCTTTCAAACACGACCACCGGCGGCATTTCGCTTTATGCAGGCTTGACATACGGCACGAACGACATTCAGCAGTATGTAGGACGTGCGGAAAGCACTACTGTGTTGGCTTTTGAACCAGGAGACACGATTCTGATTTCGTAAAAAATAGGCGATGGCAGCGAAGAAGGCACTTACTAACGGTTCAACCGGCATTGAGCAAATTGCGGACGCAGACAGCGCCGTGTTTGTTGGTGGGGTTGCTGTTGGGCAGTCAGGCGCACCCGATGCAAGTGCGATTTTTGAAGTGGACAGCACTACAAAAGGCGTGCTATTGGTCCCGATGACAACGGCGCAGCGAGACGCTATTGCAAGCCCTGCGGCAAATCTGATTGTTACAAATAGCAGCACCGACGGGCTGGACATGTACAACGGCACCCGATGGTTTCGCACATCACAGGCAAGCGGAACGCCAACTTTTACAATTGGATCAGGCTGGGGAACCGGCGCAACAAGTTCAATCGCTGGAACTGATTTGGCCGGGAAAATCACCGTCACATCCGGAACAGGCACTTTGACAGCAACGAACTTTGGAACGGTAACTTTCAATAAGGCATTCCCAACGGGCGCTAAGTATGTAGTTAACTTCCAAATCTACACTTCAACTTGTAGGGACGCGAATTTAAACCTTGCTGTTTCTGCTTCCGAAACAACGACCAGTTTTTTGATTGACATAAACAGTCCTTCAATCACATCACGCCTTGCAACGTCAACAACCTATGTAATCGGCTACTCTTTGACGCAGTATGAATAACTACCCAAATCTATACTACACAGGCCATACGTTCACGGCTGAATCAAGCGAGCTTGCTGTTCGCCTTGAGGATGTGCGTATGCACTTGCGCCTGGATGATTTGAGGCAGGAAGATAGCTACATTATAGACTTGATTAAGGCGCAAACGATGCTTGTTGAAAACTGGTTTTCGGTAGCGCTTTTAAACAAGACGGTGGTTGAATATAATTCGCGGTTTCCGAAAAAATGCACTGATGAACTTTGGTTAGGATTTGCGCCGGTTACGTCGGTGACTTCAGTAGCCTATTACGATTGTGACGGCAATAGTCAGACGTGGAGTAGCTCAGAGTACACAACGCGCACGACCAAAAGCGGAACATTCATAATCCCCAAACCGGACTATGAATATCCGACAGACTTAGCAATCAGGCCGGACGCCGTGGTAATCACCTATGAAGCAGGATTTGGAGCGGGCGCAAGCAGCGTGCCGCTAAACGTTCGGCTTGGAATTACGGCGCGGGTTGGCAGGGCGTACACGAACAGGGAAGACAGCAAAGAGCAAGGTATCAGCATGTCGGACGTACTTCTAAACACGCTGAAGCGCTACTGATGGCAAAGAAAACCACAATAGGCGAACGTCGAAGCCGGATTTTGATTGAACAACCGACAACAAGCCGGGGTACGTCCGGGCAGGAGTTGATTGAGTGGAGCCGGGTATGCGATTGCTGGACAAAGGTCACGTATAAGCAAGCCGGAAGCACTGAGGATGTAATGGCGGATCAGATTATAGCGCAAACGATGGTGATTTTTGACATTCAGTACCGCGATGGATTGACTGAGAAAATGAGAATCACCTACAAAGAGCAACTGTTCGACATTCTTTATTTTCAGGAGGTTGGCTACCGTGAAAGCATTTTGATTTTCGCACAGAAACAAATATGAGAATAGGGCAATACATATACAGCAAGTTAAGCGGTACAACTGCGGTGACTGATTTGGTTTCAACTCGGATTTACCCGGTTTTTTTGCCGCAAAGCGCCTCGCTGCCTGCTATTGTCTTTTCCATGGAAAACCGGCCCCTTGATAAGCAAAAAGACAGGGTTGCATACCATGACTTTCAGACGGTGACCTTTACTTATTGGGCAGATGCGGCACAAGGCGCAAACGCATACGCCGCCCTTGATAACATAGATTCAGCAGTGCGCACGGCGCTTGATTTTGTGGCGGCTACGGCAGGCAGCGTGACGGTTGAAACGTGCGAGTATGTCAGTAGCACCGACGGCATGGATGATGATACTACCCGCCTTGCGCGGACAGCGGTTTTCACCTTTGTAACAAAGAATTCTTAATGCAGGATCAGCTTCAAAGAGACGTAGAAGAGGTTATTAGTAAGCTTCGGGAGCTAAAAAGCCAGGCACTAAAAAACTTCATTCGTGACGACCTGCGGGAAGCCGCTCAGTTGAATGTGTCGGCACTGAAAGCCGCAACGCCAGTGGGCAAGAAAAACAGAACGCTAAAGGGTCTTTTGTATAAAAAAGGAACACTAAAAAAATCTATGCGAGTGCTTCCATTGAGAAGGGCTAAAGCAAGTATAAGTGTTGGCCCACAATTAAAGCCAACTGGCAACCTTCCTGTTGTTCCGTTTTATGTTCGATTTCTTGAGTTTGGAACAAAGAAAATGCCTGCACGGCGATTTATTGAAAGAACAAGGGAAAGGGTTGGGCCGGTGTCTCAGGCGGTTGCGCTAAAGCTTCTTTCAAGACGCATTGATCAATTCAATTTAAAGAACTTCAAATGAAAGTAAGATACACACGCGATTACGTTGATGAATTTGGGATGCACTTTCCAAAGGGCTGCGTAGCGCAACATACTGAAAGCGATTGCCTGGCACGTATTGCGCTTGGTGTTGCTGAAGAAACAAATGCAGACGCTTTTTTGCGTCGAACGCCGCCCGAACAGGCGGTATCGTTAGAGTGTGTTCCGGAAGCGGTGAAGGGCGAGGAACAGGCTAAACCGGAAGCGGGTGGCCAAACTATAACGAAAAAAACAAAGTAAAAAATGGCTCAGACAGTCGGAACGGTTTTGGCGAAAAACATGAAAATGTTTTGGGGCGCGTCGGCCCTCACTTGCCAAACAGACGCATCAATCAGTGGTTCAACCAATATGTTTGAAACCACCTGCAAAGACAGCGGCGCAAACGCCGCATTTCAACCAGGATCAAAAAGCTGGACGGCAAGCGTAACGCTTAATTACGCCGATGACGCAACGCTTGGTTTTAACACCGCCACAAATGGCGTGTTTGATAAGTGGGATGACCAAGGCAGCGTTTCCGTGGTCTTCCAAACAGCAGCAACCGGCGATACAAAGTGGTCAGGAACCGCTTATGTTTCGTCCTGGAGCCTGAATAGCTCCGGCAATGATGAAGCGGTAACGGTTGACTGCGAATTGCAGGGCACCGGCGCTTTAGTGATGGCAACAATCAGTTAAAAATATGACAAAGGAAGTCGAATTAGGGGGGGTGAGGCACCCGATACGCTTTGGAATGGCAGCCCTTTACATGTATGAGGAAATTACAGGGAGGGCTGCTATTTCCGATTTTTCAAATATCCAGGCAGGCGACGTAAAACTATCTACGATTGTAGATTTGGTTTACTGTGGCCTTGTTTGTGGATACCAAAAACAGGGTAAGGTAACGACGTTCGATAAATACGACGTTGCCGACTGGCTTGGTGAGGCCGAGGGCGCAATTGAAGAAATACTCGTTCAATTTGCTGAAAGCTTCCCTAAATCAAAAAACTTGAATCCCCCCAAGAAGGTGAAAGCGGAAGCATAGAGCCTGATTGGGGGGATTTAATTATAGATGCCGCCCGCGTGGGCATGTCCGAAGATGATTTCTGGTTTGCAACGCCGCGCTACTTTTCAGCAAAACAGCAGGCGCACACCGAAAACTTTAAGGATGGATGGGAGCAAACCCGGTTTATCGCCTATGTGATGGCTAAGACCGTAGACAGTAAAAAGCGGATACGCAAACCCGCTGATTTGCTGCCCTTCCCGTGGGATGCACCTGTAAAGAAGTTCAAAAAGATCACCGCTGAAGAGCGGGCAGCACTTGAAAAGTTCGACAAGGAAGCCGACTTAATCATGCAAAAGTACCACCCTGAACAGTGGGCTAAAATTCTAAAAGCCAGAGAGGAAGCGCAAAATGGCAAATT